ACCCCGAACCCGCTGGTCGGCGGGGTCATGGCCCACTTTGTCGGTGAGCCGGTCGTCTACCCGGACGGCATCGACTACGACGTGGCGGACTTCACGGGTGGGACCGAGCAGATCATCCTCACCGTGGACGGTGTGGAGGTCACAGCCTCCGTGCCTGCGGTGGCCAACACCGACATCCAGACCATCGCCCAGTACATCAACGAGGCGGCGGACGGCCACGTCGGTGTCGCGGGGGCGGGCGGCCTCTCCACCAGCTCCTTCGAGCTGGCCGCCGCGGTCCGCAGCAGCATCGACGACTACTACGTCGGTTGGCGGGTTGTGGTCGGGCTGGCTGCGGCCATCACCCCCGGTTCGGTCGGGACGGTGCAGGCCTACAACGCCACCACGGGCGTCGTGACCCTCACGGCGGTCATCGACGGGGTGAACGCCTTCAACGCGACGGACCCCTACCGGCTCTACAACCCGGACACGATGCCGGTCCTCAAGAGCGCGACGCGCTTCAACGGCCCCATCGACCTGTCCGGCGGTGCCGGGTTCGACACCATCACCGTGCGCGTCCTCGGCAACGTGAATGCGGCTCTCCAGCTCAACGCCACCGTGGCGGCCCTCCACGCCTCCGTCGCCGACTTGGCGACGGCGCTGAACGTCGCCTACCGCGGTGCCACCCCGGTGGGTGGGCACACCTTCGACACGCCCCCGGCGGGTGGGTCGCAGCTCAACGGCGTGCCCGCGGGCCTTGAGGGCTCCGACTGGATCTTCTCGGCGGACGGTGACGGTCGCCTTCAGGTCCACTTCCAGCCCCCGGCCCTCGATTCTTCGGCCTATCTGGAGATCGTCGCTCAGGGTGCGGCTGTGGATGACCTCGGCGTCCTCGCCGGGTTCGATGTCTCGGCGGCGGCAGGCCTCCAGACCAAGCTCATCATTGGCAGCAACCACGGCACCGGCCCGGTGGTCGATGCGGGCATCGCCAAGGGCTACCGCCTGCAAGTTCCGGCGGCCACGGGTCAGTACAACTACGACCGGCTCATCCTCCGCAACCGCATCCAGCCCGGTGGAGTCTCGATCCACGCTCGGGATGCAGTCAGCCAGTGCCAGCTCCTCATCGGGGCGGGTTCGGGCAACGAGAAGGCGGGGATCAGCAACGGCGAGTACGGCGAGGCGGCCCCCGGCGGCACGGTGCTGGCGGCTTCGGTCCTCGGTCGGGTCGGCTTCGCTGGCGGCACCAACATCGCGGGCGAACCGCAGGTCACCTTCTACGACGGCACGGGGGCGCAGCCCGCGAACAACGTCTTCCAGTTCACGTTGGACGGACAGCCGGTCACGGTGAACTTCGCGGCGGCTGCGGCGGGCACGGTCAACATCCTCGGCATCGCCGCGGCGGCTGGTGACCGCATCATCCTCCAGATCCAGACGGCCATCGGCGCTCTGCCGGGGGCCCCGTTCGGCGCTCTGGCAGCGGTGCAGGCGGCGGGCATCGTGACGGCGGAGGGTGCGGGCATCCGCATCACCAGCCCGACGTTCCACGAGAGCGGTCGGGTCGTCATCGGCGGTGGGTCGGCCAACTCGCTCCTCGGCTTCGTCGAGGGCACGGTGGGCTCCCGCACGCTGGTCACGGCTGAGGTTCTGGCCTCCTGCCTGAACTCGCACCGTGAGATCGCGAGCCTCAGCAGCTACCTGCACGACTTCAACTCGGTGGTCGCTGCGGCGAACTTCGCCGGGCAGGCTGTGGCCAAGGTGGTGCAGGACTCCGCGGCTCGGAAGTTCCTCTACATCTCCTCGGCGGGTCCGGCGGCGACCGACTACGGCACCGGCTCGGTCATCTCCCTGCTGGACGCCACGACGCGCTCGTGGCTGTTCGTCGGCACGGGCATCGACGAGCTGGCCCTCGCGGGCAGCTCGGGCGAAGCCGCGATGAATGGATTCTTCGTCACGTCCTCGGACGCGGTGAGCGGGTCCGGTTCGGCGGACGACTCGGTGCTCAACGCGGGCACTGGGCAGGATGGGGTCATCGGCCAGACCTACCGCGACGCGGTGACGGGCCTGACCTTCACCCTCCTGCCGCGTGGCTGGCACGACAACCCGGCGGGTCCGTGGATCGCCTACCCGGCGGGTGCGACCTTCCAGTTCGAGGTCCGCCAGACCGTCACCACGGATGCCAACATCCCGGTCCGGTCGCTGCCCGGCGTCGAGATGAAGGTGTCCAACACCTCCGGTGTGGGGGCGGGCGACACGGCCATCGTGCAGACGTACCCGCGTGGGGGCGAGGAGCCCAGCATCGGGGGCATCTACTACGCGAGCTACGTCTACCAGAAGCAGGACTTCACGACGGCCTTCTTCACGAAGATGTCGTCCATCATCGCGGCCTACGGGGCCATCCACCCGGAGAACCCCGTCTCGCTGGCGGCCTACCTCGCGATGATCAACGGGGCGGTGCTGGTTGGCGTGAAGCAGGTGCCGCGGGCGGACCAGAGCAACTTCGCCTCGACCACCACCTACGTCTCGGCCATCACCGAGCTGGAGGGGGTGCTGCCCGGCCACATCACGCCGGACATGGTGCTGCCGCTCAAGGGCGACTCGACGCAACTGTTCCAGCTTCTGGCTCGGAGCAACGACATCCAGTCGTCCATCCGCTACCGCAACGAGCGCACCTCCATCATCGGGATGGCGGCGGGCTCGACGGAGGCTCAGGCCAAGACGCTGGCGCAGACGCTCGGCAACGACCGGATGCGGCTGGTCTACCCGGACATGGCCCTCATCGACATCGAGAACTCGGACGGCTCGACTCAGGAGCACCTGATCGACGGCCCGATGCTCGCGGCGATGCTGGCTGGTTCGGTGGTGTCGCCCAACTTCGACGTGGCGTCCCCGTGGACGCGGCGTCGGCTGATCGGCCCGACCCAGCTCGCCCGGCAGCTCGATGCCGTGCAGCAGAACCAGCTCGCGGTGGCGGGCATCACGGTGCTGGACGACAAGCCCCCGTTCATTCAGGTCCGCCACGGCCTGACGACCATCCAGCCCCATCAGGACAGCTACGCGCTGCTGAAGATCCCGACCATCCGTCTCATCGCGGACCATGTGCAGCAGTCGAGCCGGTCCACGCTGGACCAGTTCATCGGGCTCAAGTTCCTGCCGGGGGTGCTCTCGCAGGTCGAGGGTCGGCTGGCGAAGATGATGCAGACGCTCATCAAGCAGAACATCATCGCCATCTACACCGGCCTCAAGGCCAACGTGGACCCGGAAGACCCGACCACGGCCAACGTCGAGGCCTTCTACCAGCCCATCTTCCCGCTGCTCTACATCGTGCTGCGGTTCCACATGCGGTCAAGTTTGTAGTCCCAATTTACTTCGAGGTGACCGAAGACGAGCCTTACACTGATGTCTCCTATTTGACGGGTCGTCTGGTGGAGGCTGGTGTGTTGCATCGTGACAGCCAATGGGTCGGGAGGGCGGGTGGTGGGGCAATGTAAAAAGGATGCTTCATTGTTCGATGAGTTCCAGTCCGCTACCTGAAACCACTGAACAAGTCAGTCAAAATTACTATCGAAATGCGGTTTCGCCCCTAGTGCGAAGACTCCCCAATCACCCACCTAACCTCTCAAAATGAAATGAAATGAACAACCGTTCGTGTTTGTTCAGTTAGTCAAAAGTGGGGTCAGACGCTGCTCCAGTTGAGGCCCCGTTTCCCTGATCGAGCAGCAAGCAGGTCTGCTTCTAGCTCACGACAGCGTTCCTCGGCGGCAGCGAGCTTTTGTTTCAGCCTCGCAGTGCTCAGCGCGGCCTCAGCCTCATCAGCCTTCCGGGTGGCTACGGTGAGAGCCGCCTCTGCCGTCTTCAACTGGACGTTGGTGTCCTCCAGTTTCTGGCGCAGAGCAGTCATCTGAGTGTCGAAGGCGACAACCTGCGATTGGGCGACCTTCATGGCCTCCTTGCGGGCCAGCGCCTCATCATGCCGGGCGGTCGCCTGTGGGTAGTAGAAGCCCCAGACCCCCACCTCGCCGATGACCTTGCTCACCTCGCGGGTGCAGAGGGTCAGACGGTCCTTCTGGTCGTTCCGGTGGTGCCATACTGGCACCCACAGTTCGGCATCGTCTGCACCGAGATACCGCAGGTACGGGAGGAGGAAGGCCAACTGCGGGGGCTCATGTTTTCCACGGCGGATGTAGTAGGGCCGAACGGACATGCGCTCCACCGATCCAGCCCACCAATGGCCCCCGTGGTCTTGGATGACCCTACTGGCGCTATCAGGGCGGGTGAACCCCTCAATGCGGGGTGCGGTGGACTGTCGGATCTCGGTGTAGTTGGGCAACCCGATGGAGGGCAGTTCAAACGTCCGGTCATGCGGGGCGCCCTCGTCATTCCGAACCCTGTACTGGTCCTGTTGCTCTTTGGTGAGCCAGATCTCTTCGGTCTTGCCCGTGAACAGGTTGAGCAGGGGGTGGCTGATGTAGACCCCCATGTCGCTGGCGGTGATGAAGGTCTGGCCTTCATGCTCCACCCGAGCCAAGGGAACAGCGTGGGTGGTGGTCACCGTCCCGTTGATGACCCAGACGCTGGGCATCTCAGGTAAACCAGCCAAGGATCTCATCTTTCACCTCCTCAAGGGTGAGGTTCTCCTGCTTGGCCGTGCCTCGGTTGATGACGTGGAACGTGAAGTCGTCGTGCAGGTCCCACTCCACGCGCAGGTCCCCAAGGGACAATCGCCAACCGTAGGTCGTCTCCTCAACATCCGGGTCTTGCCCTTGCCGGTCCCGCAGCCACTCGACGAGTTGTCTGAAGTCGCTCATGTCATTCAACCCACATCTAGCCGATGCCCACGGTCGTGGTAGTGGTCACGGTGAGCTTTCGCTCGACCTTCAGGACCGCGAAGACGGGCAGGCTCCTGCCGTACTTCGGGACCGCCGAGAGTTCCGTCACCTTGCTCTGGAGTGCGGCTTCGTCGCAGGTGACCCAGTGCTCATAGGTCGTGGTGGTGACGGTGTGGGCAGGGTAGCCGTGCCCCGGATGGGTCCGGCTGCGCTCGTCTCCGGGGATGTGCTGCGTCTCGGTCTTGTAGACCAGCACGGCGAAGTGCGGACCCTCGGGGATGTCCGCAGGGGTCGTCACCTGCCTCATCGAATCGGTTGTCATTTCGCGTCCTCCAGCATCTTCTCGGTCTTGCGGTACATGGGCTGGCCTTTGGCCCACCATTCCCGCATCTTGCGGAGGTCCATGAGTTGGTCGCGGATGAAGCCCCAGCCCACCTCAAAGCGGGCGTTCTCCTCGGGGGTCAGCTCGCGGTCCAACGCCCTGACGGCTTCGATGTTCCGCTGCTCCCGAGCCACAAGCCCGGCGATCATCTCGTCGAGGTCTGACAGGAAGTGCGGTAGCTCCATGGGGTCCTCCGAAGTTGGTTGTCCCTTCTGCCTCTACTACTGGCCGTCCCTAGTTTTTGAGCCCCGTTTTCTAGCCAATACTCGGGGGGAGGTAGGACACGGAGGCACCGATGAGCACGACACCATTGCGGCAGGAACTCAAGAAGCTGGCCGCGGACCACCCACCATTGCGGCCCCTCCTGCTGCCGTTGCTTCGCATGGCGGCGGAGCCGCCCCGGTACGTGCCCGAGCGCATCGCCTCGGCCATCGATAAGCTGGCCATGCGGTTCCTTGCAGCGGCACTCCCTCGCAAGGGGGAGAAGGTCGTGCTGATGTTCGGCACCTTGTTCGACAACGACAAGGGCCGGGCGGTGAAGGTGCCTGCTGGCGTCGAGGGGGTGGTCCTCGGCATGGAGACGATGGGCACGCCGAGTGCGGCCATGCTCGACCAGCTCGGGCCGGGTGCCTACGAGGAGCCGCGGGTCATCGTCCAGTTCGGTCGGTATGGCAAGCTGCTCGTCGAGCCCTACGACTTCCAGCAGTTCGGCGGGAGCAAGTCGCCACGGGTGATGAAGGTCGCTTCCGCGGTCATCGTCGGCGACATCTTCTACTCCAAGTGGGGTTACGACCAGACGAACCTCGACTACTACCAAGTGGTCAAGACCACGGCGACGACCATCGCACTCCGCAAGATCGACAAGCAAATAACACGGGGCCGGGGTGAGCCGACCGAATACTACATGCCGGTCGCCAACAAGTTCGTCGGGCCGCCTCTGCGCAAGAAGCTCAAGGAGTACAACGGCAAGGCCTACGTCAACCTGACCAGCTACTCCTCCGCCTACAAGTGGAACGGCAAGGAGCAGAGCCAGACCGGCGGGGCCTACGGCCACTAGAACAGCGGGTCTGGCATCTCGCCGAACAGGGCAGCTCGCACCTGCGCTTCGTGAAGCTGGTTCAGCAGGAACAGGAACTTGTTGAGGGGCATCCCGGCGGCCTTCGCCCGGATGATGATCCCCTCGCGAGTCTCGGCGGGGACGTTCTCCCAGCAGTAGTCGTCTTCCGGCATCTTGTCGAGCTGGCGAAGGGCCTCCTCGGCCCGGTCCTCCTCGTGCTCCTCGTACTCGACCCCCTGCGGGGCGAACGCGAACGGGTCCCCCGACCACTTCGGGGGAGGCTCCTCGTCTGGTCCGTCGTCGGCGAGGATCTGGCCGAGGGCCAGTGGCAGCTCCAGCTCCTCGTCTTCGTCCGCAGCGGGCGGAGGCGGGCCAGCAGTGGCCCACGCATCGTCCTCGTTCTCAAGGTCACGCAGGGCGGCCCTGATGGGGTCCTCGTTCTCATCGAGGGGGATGCGGGCCGCTGCCTCGATGTCGGCCTCGGTGACGCCCCCTTCGTCTTCATCCTCCTCGACGGGAGTTGCGGCCTCGATGGCGTAGGTGGGAGTGCGCTCGCTGCGGTCCTCCACCACACCACGGTTCCCGCTGGCGAGAGCTTCCAGCCCCCGGCGGGCGGAATCGAGCGAGATGTTGGCGATGGCTGCCACCTCACGGGGGTTCACCGGCCCTTGCCCGAGGCGCTGCCGCTGCTGAAGCACGGCGAGGCAGATCTCCTCCTTGTAGTTCTCAAGGAACCGAGTGGTGCAGGCGTCGAGGTCCACCAGCAGGTCGGCCATCTGCGACCCTCGCGGGGTGAACTCGTACTCGCAGTCTTGGCTGTGCCCGCCGAAGGTGAGCAACCCTTCCCCCGTGGTCATCCGGTGGAGCAGGGGGACGAGGGCGGACGGGGCGATGTACGCCCGGTAGTAGATGTCCGGGGCGTCCTTGCGGCGAGCTGCGATGAACTCGCTGAAGTCCTCCAGCTTGGTGGGCAGGTCGAGCATGGCCCGCTGGCGGACGATGTAGAGAATCTCGAAGGTGCGTGCGTTGATGGCCATCTCAGTCCTCCCGGTGGCTGTTGCCCCGTCTACCCGTGCCCGCACGGGATGAACCTACCTCGGGTAGAGTTCTTGGCAGGAGGTTCTCATGCCACGCAAGCCCTACGTCTCGACGTACTTCTCGCCCCGCCAAGGGGCCGCCGCTCAGGTGGTTGGGTTCATCGACCACTGCGAGAAGACCCTCGACATCGCGGTCTACTCGTTCACCCACAACGGCATCGCCGAGGCGGTTGCTCGTGCGCACGAGCGAGGGGTCAAGGTCCGGGTGCTGATGGACGCCGTGCAGGCATCGGGACGATGGGCAGATGACGAGAAGTTGCAGGCTCGTGGCGTGGCTGTTCGTCTGATCCAAGGGAGTGGGGGTGGGAGTTTCCACCACAAGTTCTGTGTAGGGGATGGTGATGCCATCATTACTGGGTCCTTCAATTGGTCAAAGAGCGCAGATCAGCGGAACGCAGAGAACTTCGTCATCATCCGGCTCAAGTACGCCGTGGAGGCATTCCAGCGTGAATTCAACTCCTACTGGGGCGAGGGACGTGAGCCCACTTCGTCCCCCTGACGATTTCGTAGATCGTGGTGCGCCCTACTTTGTAGTCACGGGCGATAGCTGCCAAAGCCTCCCCCAGAGCAGCACGTTGGCAGATCAGGGGGATATCTGCCTCGACTAGCTTTGCACCTGCCCGTTTTGCTCCAACCCTGCGGGGTACGGATTCCAGTTTGAGGTGCTGCCAAGTACGTCCGCTTGCGATATATGAGATCGTGTGGAGAGTCACGCCGAACTTCTTTGCCAGCTTTTGTTGTGAAGCCCCCGCCGTGCAGGCACGGTGGATCTCCCGTACTTGTTCATCTGTTAGTTTTGCCATCGGGTGTTTCTCACCGGGTTCCGCTCCGGGCGAAGGGTGGCGACCCCGGCGGTGCATGTCCTTCATGTTGTCTGACTGGGTTCCCGGTCGCAGGTGGTTCAGGTTGACGCATGGGGGATTGTCGCAGGAATGTAGGATGTAGATGCCGGGGGGGATTGGGCCATGCCTCAGCATCCAGATCAGGCGGTGGGCTCGCCACATCTTCTTGTTGAAGTAGGCAGTGCCATACCCTCCGCGAGCTTCACTGATGGACCCCTGCCATAGCTGGCATCCTTTCGGATGAGGGCTGTGGTCAACCAGCGCGTAAACCTGAACTTCGTTCATTGACTGATTGTAGCCTCTCAATGGGTGTTTGCAAGTTCTGTATCGGTGATGGCAACGCAGAAGGAGTTCGAGCGCATCTGGAAGCTCAACGCCTACTAGCCCTCCCACACCTTCCGGCGAGGAGGCTTGAGCACCTCGGGCGGGGGGATGTGCGTCCACGTCTTGCGTCGTCCGACGTTGGCGATGGTCTGCTGGGTCACCCCGTAGTCCCGTGCCACGTCCTTCGCCTTCTCTCGGTTGGCGAGCCGGAGGAGGATGACGGGGATGTCCTCGGGGGTGAGCTTGCAGCCCCGCAAGGACACCTCGGGCGGAGGCGGTCGGTCGAGGCTGGGCCATGATTTGCCGCGCACGAGATTGGAGATGGTGCTCGGGCGGACCTTGAACTCGGCGGCCAGTTTCTTCTGTGGCTCTCCCGCGGCAACCCGGTACAGGATGCTCTGGGCCTGCTCTGCTGTGAGCCGCTGGTTCATGCTGCAAGCCTACTCCAGCCGCAAAATCAAGTCCATTTTGATTCTCGCTAGGCCTTCTATACGTCCGAAGTAGTAGGCGACAGGCCCTTGCCACCGTCCCACGGAGGAACCTCATGGCGAACATGGACAACAAGCCCGAAGGCGGCGTCGGAGGTACTTCTTACCTCTACGACTTCGGCACCTCTCCGAACACGCGGACGGCGGTGAGCCAGAAGGTCCGGCTGCTGACCCCGCACTACGGGTCGAACGCAGCGATGCACCAGATGGGCGTCGTCTCCAGCTTCAACCCGAGCCAGAGCCGGACCGTCGAGCCGGTTCGCGGCGTGGGCTTCGGCGATCAGGTCGCCGAGCTGGTGCCGAGCGTCACCGAGCCGACCACCGGCTCCTTCGAGCGGGCGCTCCTGTACCTGTGCAACCTGTGGCAGGCCACGGGCTACGCCTCGGGTGTGGACGGTCCGGTCCGGTCGCTGGCGCACCACAAGTGGCCGTTCGACATCGAGCAGCAGCTCGTGTTCTCGTCCCTTGCGGACCTCGACCTTGGCAAGGCGAACACCGGCCATCAGGGTGGCACGGGCTCCTTCGACGGCGGCGTCAAGCAGATCACCTACCCGAAGGTCACGCCGGACTTCGGTCCTGGTGGCAACGCCGTTACGGGGACGGGCTCAGGTGGCAAGGGTAAAGCTCCGGGCGAGCCCCGCGGGCACTCGGCCATCATCACCATCTACGAAGCCTGCTGGTTCACTTCGTGGTCGGCCACGTTCGCGAAGGACAGCGGCATGATCATGGAGTCCGGCGACGTGACCGTCTCGGACGTTCATGACTTCGCGACGATGTACGGTGAGTTCCTCGCGACAGGCAACGACCCAACCATCGGTCAGCTCGGCTCCATCCGGTTCGCTGCGGATGCGGGCATCGCGATCAACCAGTCCGGCGGGGGTCTGACAGGTGGGTCGGCCCAGTCGGCGTTCATCAACGCCTAGCCGTCCGGCGGCAGTAGTCGGACTGGGTAGAATGTAGACGACAACCTCCCCACTGGTGGGGATGGTTCATGTGACCACGGAAACAGCCGGTGGCCCCGACGACGGACTGCTCGACGAATGTGACGAACCCCGCTTGCTCTGTACTCCTCCCCGCTGGGGGATGGCGAGATGTGCTGACGACGGATACGGCTCGATCATGACTGCTTGTGCTGTCCAGTGCCGCCACTGCTGTTTCCTGACAACAAGGGGAACAGGCAGATGCAGATCGACTTCAAGGCTCTGGAGCAGGCACTTGCTCCCATCGAGGAAATCGGACAGGGTGAACTGACGTTCGACGCGGGGGGCATCCCAGTCACCCTGCGCATCCTGACCCCTGTGGAGGAGCTGGCCGTTCAACGGCATGGGGCCGTCGTCTTCGAGGGCGACGGCAAAGAGGACGCCAACAGCGCGGTCGAGTACCTTGACCGCTTCCGCACGGCGACCCTCTCCTACTCCATCATCCAAGTTGGCGGGGCGGACTTCCGCGGGGTCGAGTTCGTCACTACAGGCGACACGCTCGACAATGGCACCGAGGTCAAGATCACCAAGCCCAAGGCGCTCCAGCAGCTCATCGCTCGTTGGTCGCGGGCGATCCTGGTGCGGTGCTTCCACAAGTACAGCGAACTGCTGGAGACGGTGGAGGCCAAGGCCGAGAAGGCCGTCGTCTTCGTGCCCACCGACCACGATGCCGAGATCGACCGTCTGACGGCAAAGCTGGCAGATCTGAACGCGGCCAAGCGACGGCAGACCGAAGCGGAACAAGAGGCCTTCTCGGCGAAGGTGCGGGCTGTTGCGGCTGTGGGGCAGGCTCTTGCAGAGTCCGGGGAGCCCGAGGCGGATTCCGAGGAGCCCGAGGTCAACCCCGAGCAGGTCATGCCGGTAGCCAAGCGCACCGGCCCCGTCAGCCCGCAGCAGGCCCCACCGCCGCCCGAGCGCAAGGGGAGCCCGCCCCTGCGCCCGTCGCCCGAGCAGCCCCTGCACCGGCCTCCCCCTCGGCAGGCCGACTCCTCCTTCATCAACACCGACGATGAGGACGGGATCAACGCGGCACTCGATGCAGAGCACAACCGCATCGCCGCGATGCGACGGCGTGCTGCTGAGGGTGTACCCCAGCCGGACGAGGGCTCCGGGTTGCAGCAGATGCACCCGCAGATGGGCGGTCGTCGCCCGCCGCACCTCGATGCCCGTGAGGCTGAGGAGGACATCGGAGTGCTGATGGCCTCGCAGCAGGCGGCACGCACCTCGGATCTGGAGGGCACGCCGGTACTGGACCTGCCTGCACAGGATCTGGGTGTGCAGGCCCCCCCGAAGCCGGGTGGCCGCGTGACGGTCAACCCGGTCAAAGAGGCTGGTGGTTCGCTCAACCCGAGGTTCACACCTCGGAAGCAGCCGTAACGAGGTCAGATGCTCCCGAAGACCACACCAGAGCAGCGCAGGAAGTTCTACGAGGACGTAGAGGCGCTGTTGAATCCGGGGTTCTTGACCCACCCCGTGGTGGTGGCCGGGGTGCCTATGCAGCTTCGGTCACTGGGGCCGGGTGACTTGTTCATGCTTCGGGCTCGGGGGGATGGGGCCAGCGACCATGAGTGGCGTGTCTGGGTGGTCGCTACGTCCATCTGGATGGTGAAGGGCAATTCAGTGCTGGGGCAAGATTCCGTCGTGCCCTTCATGGCGGAGTACCTGCGACGGCTCCCCACGGGGGTCGTGCTGTCTCTCTTGTCTCTGGTGTTGGGGTTGTTTGCCCGAACTCGGCGGGCAAGGCAGGCGGTAGAGACCTACTGCTATGAGATGGAGTCCCGTTATGTGTGGACTACCTATGGCCGAGGGCAGCCGTCTCGGTTCACAGGGGTTCCGGGTGCCGAGTCCTTGGGGAGCAACCAAATCCAGCAGATCTGGATCGCGTTCAACTTGCTGGAAGACCGCAGGCAGATCGAGGAGCAGCAGTGGGATGGTCACAAGCTGGTCGCCTCATCGAACGCTCCGAAGGCCCTCAAGAAAGTGGACGGTCGGGATCAGCAGCGGCGGACAGAGGAGCAGGAGCGACGCCAGAAGCAGATGGACTTGTTCTACTACCAGAGGCTCGGGGTGGTGGACGACACGGGTGAGGTGCAGGGTGTCTCGGGCTCGATGCACCGCATCCAAGGGGCGAAGTCCGTCGAGGATTTGGAAGACGAGATGAGGCGGTGGGTCACGGAGGATTACGACCTGCACGATGCGGTCGTGGCTGAGTACAAGGCTCGCATCCGCATCCAGTATGAGCAGGAGAAGCAGGAACGGGAAGCCCGGCGGATGGCCTTGGAAAGGAAGCGGGCGGAGATGGGCTGGGAAACCGGTGACTTCCAGCCTCAACCGTTGGTGGCGATGACGGCAGAGCAGCTTCAGCAGATGCTGTCCCAGCGGAACCCCGGCCAGCAAGGGGTGTCGTTCATCCCCAAACCGCCCAACGCGGACCGGCTGTTCCACAAGTACGTGGGGGAGTCAGCGACGGACGCAGGCAACTTGCAGGTTGTCGATGGCAAGGTCATCGACGTGGCGGCCAACCCGGAGACGGACGCCCGAACGCTCAATCAGTTGATTCGGGACCGCAATCCAGCCTTCGGGGCGGGGGACTAAGCGATGGCGATCAACGAGGTCATGGGCCTGACTCTCGACCTGTCGGCGAACACCGACAAGTTCGTCAAGGATCTCCAGAATGCTGCGAAGGACACGGACCTCGAACTGGGGTTCAACACCGGGGCGTTGGTCAAGCGGTTCGGCGACGCCCAAAAGGATCTCAAGGGGGTCTTCGCCAAGACCGTTGCGGAGGCGGCCTCCATTGGCCTAAGCAAGACCTCCATCGAGGGATTCGTCAAGAAGCTGTCTCCGCTGACAGACCAGATTGAGTCCTCAATGAAGAAGGTCTTCGACCTCAAGGTCGCGGCCCACCGGAAGGGCCTTGACGACAACACCAAGAAGGAGAAGCTCTCCATCCTCGCCAATGAGCAGCAGAAGCTCCGGTCCCTGCAACTCCGACACGACTGGGAGAAGAAGGCCACCGACCGCCTGCTGGACCGCCGCAAGAAAGCCATCCAAGACGCAGAACAGCTTGCGGCCCGCACCCGAAGTGAAGCCGCTGAGGAGTTCGGCAAAGGCATTGCGGACGCCTTCTCCAGCCTCAAAAGCGGTGATTTTGCCAGTGTGCTCAAGAAGGCAGGCAAGGGGGTCCAAGCCCGTGGCGTGGGCTTGGAGATGAAGGGGGCTGCCATGGGCGGCCCCATGGGCAAGATAGCGGGCAGCATTGGCACGCTAATGGCCGCTTTGGGGCCGGTCATCATGGCGGTGGGGGCACTGACTGCCGGGATTGCCGCCATCGTCGGCATCGCCGTGGCTGCGGATGGTGCCATGAAGCAGCTCAACCGCACCATGTTCGACTCGGGCATGGCGATAGGTGAGCTGGACACCTCGTACAGCACCGCGGGAGACACGGTCAACCGGGTCCGCAAGACCTTCACGAAGTCGATGGACTTCAACATGATCTGGGGGACGACAGCAAAGGATCACTTGGAGATTTTGGGGGCCTATGCCAAGGCGGGGCTTACCTTTCGTGAGCTGACGGCAGGGGTGGCGAACGCCGCTGATGAAATGGAGCGCCTCAAGGCGGCCACCGAGGCGTCCCTGACCTACTCCAAGCTGTTGGGTACGAGCAGTAGCGAGATGGCCGAGGCCTTCGCCACTCGCATGGAGGAGCTGAGCACGGATATTGACGGTGTTCGGGAAGCGTTCTCCTCCGTCCATATGGCGGCCCGCGAGTCAGGCTTTGGGGTCAAGCGATTCTTCAACATGGTCCTCCAAGCCACCTCTGGCATGAGCATGTACAACGTCCGCATGGAGGAGGCCGCCGGGCTCCTGATGCGTCTTGGCGGCATCCTCGGGTCGAAGATGGGTGGAGATTTCCTTGCCAACCTGACCAAGGGCTTCGGGGACGAGTCCACACAGGACAAGTACAAGCGCGTGATGACGACAGGCGAGGGCCGAACGAAGGCTACTTTCGGGCGGTCGGCAAAGGCCACATCAGAGCGGTTCGTCAAGAATCTTGAGAAGAAGGACCTTTCAGACGCCTTTGCCGCTGCCGCGAAGCGGGCCAAGCTGACAGTGGACTTCAAGGACTCCAAGCAGTTGGTGAAGGATCTCGGGGGACTGTCCGCGAAGGACCAGACCCGGTTGCTGGCGGAGGCTCGTCAGTCGGGTGATGAGGACATGGTGCGCGCACTGACCAACCTAACCATGGTTGCACAGGGGGCAAAAGGCGGCACTGGTAACATGGCCATGAACCTTGGTGGCCTCGACATGGGCGGCAAGTTGATGATGTCGCTCCAGCAGGGGATGGCTGTCCTCAAGAAGCCTCTGCACCTGATCAAGGACCCTGAACAGATGATGGCTTTTGAGAGCATCACAGGGGTGTCCGGCGAGCAGCTAGAGCAGTTGAAGCGCGTCAGTCAGGCCATGAGCGGCAACCGGGACTCCTTGGAGGCTCTACGCTCGGATGAGGCCCGTTATGCGGGCATGACGACGATGGAGAGAAAGGCTGCGCAGATCGCACAGGTGAAAGCCTATGGGGCCTACGTCACCGAAGGTGGGAAGGTGTTCGCGGCCAAGATGAAAGAGGGTGGGACTGAGATCGACCCTGACAGCGCCACGTTGATTGCGGACAAGCAGGCACTGGTTCTGGGGGATTACGTTCAAACGCAAGGGGATGCGTTCGCGAAGGCGGCGAAGGAGGCCCTCGGCATGGATCTCCAGTTGGCTCAGGAGCAGGTCGCCCGTACGACGGAGATGACCAAGATTCTGGAGCAGGGCGTCGAATTCTGGCTGGAGAGCATCTACGGCGTCACGGAAGGGATCTTAAACTGGCTTTCGGGGGGTTCTGAGAAGAAGGAGCGGCAGAAGGAGCTGGATCGTCTGGCGAAGGAGATGAGCGGCAACCGGGAGAAAATCCGCGAAAAGGAAAAGGAAATTGCGGACAAGTCAGCCGCAATGATGACGGCAGAGACCCCCGCGGACAAGGACAAGCTCGCCATTGAGATCAAGGCGGCGCGTGAGGACATCGCAGCGAGGCAGGTGGGCCTGAAGCAGGTTCAGGAGGACCGCGAGCGGGTGCTGCGCTCTGGTGCAAAGTGGATGGGGGTGCGTCGAGCAGGGCAGTTTGGCAGCCAAGGGAAGGGGGCCGAGGTAGAGGAACCCCTAGCGGACAAGGTGCGGGAGGAAGGTGCCAAGAGGGCTCGTGAGAAATGGTTGATGCACAAGTTCGGAACCACCGACAAAGAGGAGTATCTCGCCCAGCGGAAGAGCAGCACGTTCGGCAAGACCCTCCCCCCTAGCTTGATAAAACACCAGGTGGAACAGAGCTGGGCTGCTGCCGAACATTTTGCAGGCAAGTACGGGGGCAATGCTGCCGTTGCCGAGGCAGGGGGCCGGGACTACCAAGTTCCTCTGGAGATGACGAGTCAGAAGGAATACCCGTGGCACAACATTCGGTCCAGGTGGAACGACCTCATGGATTCGGTCAATAGTGACTGGGGCTGGGAGACTGAATCGGGGAGTCACGGCAAGGGTCGGTCGGGTGAGCAGTTTGAGGGTGGTCACGGGTTTGCAGCGGGCTCCCAAGATTTCGCGGATTTCAAAGCAATCATTGAAGACACGGATTATTCGGATGTAGTGAATTCACAACGGGCACAGCGCATTGCGGCGTCAGCGGACGCAGAGAGGCTGTTTGCGAAAACGGGGGCCGGTGCCAAGGGCATCGCAGGGGCCATCGACATCGACGGGGCGTTTGACAGGAATCGCCGCGAGCAGATGCAGACGGACCTTGGCAACATCCTCGATCAAGCCAAATTGGAGGCGGACCCCCGCGCCATCGTGCGGATGGTGGAGAAGATGGGCAAGGGCGAGATGCCCGAGTTCCTCCAAAAGAACCTCAATGAGGTGGTGAAGGAGGGCGATGAGAAGAGGGGGATCGCCCCAGTAACCGTCCAAGACCTTCTTCGTGAGAAGGGCATGAGAGCCCACGATTGGGTTGGGGGCTCCTCCAACGGCAAAATCTGGGGCTCCATCATCGACACCGCTGACGATGTGGTGGCCACGGCCTCCAAGGGGGGTGGTCCGGTGGCTCATGCAGGCAGAGGCGGCTCCTCGGTCGTCATCAACAGCTTCGGCAACGCTGCCGAGGTCATCCGCGGCATTCAAGCCGCGGTGGCCGCGGGGGTCGTGTAACCCATGGCCAAGGACCGCGCACCAGTCTTCAAGAGTGCCTTTGTCTCGGCAGACGACGAGTTCAACGGCACTGGTGTGCGTCCGGTAGTCTTCGACATCCTCGGGCCGGACTTGGCGACCAGCATCTTGCCGCCTGACGTGCGAATGGTACTGCACGTCAACCCGTCCTCGATGGCCCCGACGTACAGCAAGCAGACCGAGCGCATCCAGACCAAGGGCGGGTTCGTCGAACAGCACTGGGGTGAGGCCGCCCGATCCATCAACTTCAACATGGCGACAGGGGGCTTCAAGCGGCTCTACTCGGGGCTCTCCAACGTGACCGGCGGCGGGTACGACACCGAGGGCACACGGCGGGAGACCATCGCCTACGACAAGTTCCTCGACCTGCTGGCCCTGTTCCACAACAACGGGAGCATCTACGACGCCAGCGGGCAGATCGCCTTCCAAGGCATCATCAAGGTGACCTTCGACGGGGGCATCTACCTCGGTTGGTTCCAGTCGTTCAACGTCACCGAGTCCGCGGACAAGCCCTACCAGTTCGACCTGACCGCTGAGTTCACCATCGCTCACGAGATCATGCGGGTGCGGACGAACCTGTCCCCGCCGGATGCCCTCGGGAGCTTCGGCGCACCCGCGTCGAACGTCGTCGATGGCTGGGGGCAAATCGGTGAGGCTGCATCGGACTACAAGACGTTGGCCAAGTCCAAGGCGGGGGGCTGATCATGGCGAAGTTCGGCAGCCTGCAAGTCGGCTCGGCCTCACGGTTCTCCTCCAAGGGGAAGCCGCCGAAGGGTGCTGGATACCAGCCCAATGTCTCCGATGCGCAGTTGCACAAACCGCCTGCTCCGGGGGCCTATCTGGGGCTGAAAGGTGGCCCTGAGTTCGACTACGAGCTGGAGCCCAACCAGACCACGCCCATTGACGGCAGCAAGGATCTGCTGCGGGTGCTGTCGCCGTTCATGATCCAAGTCGAGCCGCCCCTCATCATGGGGTCCTCGGCGAGTGTGTACGAAGCCAAGAAGGACACTCCGGGCCTCATCGCGGCGGGCCACGGGGGAGCCCCCAAAGCGTTCAACACGGCTCGGGGTCGGCTGCTGGACATACCCGGCGGCGAGCAGATGGCCAACGCAGGCTCGGTTGAGAGCTTCGTGAGTGGCGGGCTCACCCACAAGGCGAAGGGTGGGTCGTCAAAGAAGGTGGTCGATGCCAAGGGCGACGGGCCGGACCGCATTGGGACCCCGGCCATCGCCGACCTGTACACCGCGGTGGACATCACGATGCAGCTTCGGGCGTTGGTCAACACGCCCCCGCTCATTCTGCTCATCAACCCGCAGTCGTTGACGATGAGCTACACGAAGATCCAGCAGTTCACCGACCGCACCCGGTTTGGCTACGTGTTCCAAGCGTGGGGTGAGGAGCAGCCGAAGCTGTCGATCTCGGCCAAGTGCGGGGCGTTCATCACCAGCGGCAAGGGCGTGCAGTTCGCGTCGAGGCGGGACTCCGCCTCGTGGCAGAACCTCCAGACGGCGTTCCAGTTCTACCGGCACAACGGCTACATCTACGACACGGTGGGCAAGTCGAACGCCAACCACATGGTCGGGGCGCTCTCCATCCACTACGACGGCTGGGTCTACTACGGCAACATGGAGTCCTTCTCCTACACCTTGGAGGAGAGCACCCAGCTCGGCGGTATCGTGTTCGACATGGAGTTCACCGTAAACGCCATGGTGGACACCTCCAAGCAGTCACTGGTCGTGACCCCCATGCGGTCGCCCATCCCCTCGGGTGCGGATACCCGTTACGGCGGGGCAGCCAGCAAGGGCAACCTCTCCAAGGGCGACATCTCGGTTGGGGGGCCTGATGGTGTCGTCCGCGGCAGCGAGAACAACTACCTGAAGAAGCTCTCCGAAGGTGAGCCCGCGTCGGCTCCTGATGGGCAGTCAGCACAGGCTTCGACGGGGCAGAAGCTCCCGCCCGGCGGGCTGGTGTCGCCGAAAAGCTCGGGGGGGTTCCAGAAGGTGGCCCCACAGACATTTGCTGCGGTGGACCCGGCGCAACGCCTTCCGTCGCCGTTCGGCGTGGGGGGTTGACGCATGGGTCTTGAGGCACGGCCATACATTGGCACTTGGCAGTTGAGTGGGAAGCAGCTCATTCAGCACACGCCTGACGCGATGGTCTACCTGAACGGGGACACCGCGTTGCCGGGCTGCGCCAAGTGCAGTGGCAAGATCGACATCCAGCGATTCTTGACCGAGGTGTCGGTGGATGCTGGCACCGAGCCGGGCTCGGCATCGGCCAGCTTCTCCTTGTCCATCCCGCTGCACCACACGGACTCCTTCGCCCGTGACGCGAAGTTCCTGCTCAAGCCGGGGCTGGAAGTCCATGTCTACATGCGGGGGTACTTCCCGGTCGCGGGGCTGTACTCGCACTTGGCCGAGGGGAGGCTTCAGAATGAGATTGAGGGATCAGCTCTGGCTCCAAACCCCAAGATCGTGAAGTCCACGGATACAGGGTCGAAGGCCAATCAGCCTCGGAAGCCCAATGGGACGGCCTACGCTCAAGCGGACTTTGAGCGTAGGAAGAAGGCTACTTCCTCCGTGGTGGTGAAGCGGTTGAAGACCCTTGTAGCTATGACCGAGACGCTGCACCAGTACCTTGAGCAGCAAGGGTTCCAGGGCGTCGAGATCAAGGTGGCAGACGGCTACACCCCGCCCAAGGGGCATGTGAAGGGATCTTCCCACTACACAGGTAAAGCCTTCGACTTCAAAGCCTATGACAGCCAAGGAGAGATCGACCGGACCGTAGTTTGGGCTTCCATGCAGAAGTTGCTGGAGAGTGGGCATCTCCCGAACCGACTGGGGACTGGGGTGTATTTGAAGCCCGGTCAGACGCCAAACCCGAACCCGGAGTGGTCGGGCTCTCACCACATGGATTTTGGGCACGCAGAGGGCGGTTACACATGGGTATGGGTTGGGGGCAAGGCTCAGAAGGGGCGTACTCGGACCGCGTGGTTGAAGGCCCTCAAGCCACGGATTGCCGAGTTGCCCGCTCCGAATGCGAGCGTAGGTTCGTACAAGCAGAATCTCGCAGGCAAGTACCCCGGAGACGCCCCCGACATGAAGCCCACGGATGGTCTGGAGAGTCCCCCGATAGAGGCCGCAACCCTAGCTAAGTCGGGCACTGCCGGGCCTTCCCTGCTGGAGGAGTACGGCTTGCAGGGGATGGGTATCGAGAACACGTTGGCCTACCCCTACTACCACGTCTTCCACGGCGTCGTGACGGAGGTGAGCCACAGCTACTCGGGCGGGGTGAACAGCGTATCGGTGAACTGCTCGTCGATGCTGCACTTCTGGCAGTACCAGAACATGAGCACCAACGCTTCGGTCTTCGGGGCGAGGCCCCGCAACAGCAAGCTCAAGATGAGCCTCGTCGGCCACAACTTCACCGGGATGCACCCCTACCAGATCATGTACACGCTCCACCACGACATGGTGGGGGCGGCAGGAGGGGTCGGCTGGGCTCTGTCGAGCAAGTCGAATCAGACGGCGGTGAGTGAGGTGGGGCAGGAGTCCCTGTTCTCGCTCAACATTCGGTACTGGGAGAGGCGATTCTCGGGCCGGATCATCCGTCTGCGGATGCACGGGGCGACGGGGGAGTTGTTCTCCACGATGGCGTCTGCGTGGCTGGGGCGTACCTCGTCCGCCCGCATCATGTCGCTGATTCGCAGGCGGTACAACACCGATCTGAATTGGGACTCGCCCACGGGGATCTTGGCGGAGTCCATGGCGGTCGGCCTGATGAGGAAGGGCAAGCGGCAGGCTCTGGAAGCAACGAAAGTCGGGGTGTCCGCAGGGGAGGTGAAGGCCTCCAACACTCCGTCTTTTGAGCTGAACATGGTCGAGATGCAGGCCTTCGTGTCGAACATCGGCAACTGGGGCCAGATCAACCTCTTTGAGTCGTCCTACGAGTCCAAGCTCGACGTGGCTCAGAAGGTGATGGAGATCACCGGGTTTGAGTTCTACCAAGACGTGGACGGCGACTTCGTGTTCAAGCCGCCCATGTGGAACCTCGACACGAGCAGCAGCCGGGTCTACCGCATCGAGGACATCGACATCATCGACATCTCCTTCTCGGAGAAGGAGCCGCAGGTCACGTACATGACCTGCAAGGGCAGCCATTTCAAGAACCTCGGCGGTACAGGGCTGGAGAATGAGTGGGGCGTCCGAGGGCAGTACATTGACTACCGGCTGGTGGCCCAGTTCGGCTGGCGACCCGGCACCTACGAGACGGCCTACTTCAACGACTCCAAGAGCATGTTCTTCTCGGCTGTGAACCGCATGGACGTGATGAACATCGGCATCAACTCGGCGAGCGTGACCATCCCGGTCCGCCCTGAGCTGCGGCCCGGTTTCCCCGTCTACATCCCGTACTTGGATTGCTTCTACTACTGCAACAGCTTTGCCCACAGCCACGCAGTTGGCGGCCAATGCACAACGAGTCTTCAGCTCGTAGGCAAGCGAGCGAAGTTCTACGCCCCCGGACGCCGTGGCCCCTCGGCTACGGGCAAGAGCACCATCGACAACATTGACCTGTCGAACACTGCGTTGCCGCAGTGTCCGTTGTTGGTCCAGAACGAGGGGGGCAAGCCAAGGCTCTCCGGGTTCCCCAACGTGGTGATGGCCCTCGACCCTGACGCCATCAACCCGCTGTTCTTCGTGGTCGGCAACGACATGCTGGACCTGAGTGACACGCGGACCATCCGCTCTTTGCTTGATTTTGGTGCGAAGCAGGGAGTGCTGCAAGGCCCTCGGGAAATGGAGAACGGGGCCAAGGTCTACACCCTGATCTCCAAGCGTGAGGCCACGGAAGACAGGGAGACCTTCCCGGTTGAGGTGTTGTTCTATTTTCAGGAGTCGGACTTCTACGGCACCGGGGAGGCGGGGGTTGAGGCAGGGGATACGGTAGGCGTTTATGCCTTCAACATCATCAAGGAGGCCATCGCATACGAGAAGCTGGCCAAGCAAGCTGCATTGAAGGGCAAGTCCAGCCAAGAGACGGTGGATGCGATCAATCGCCAGATCATCGACTGGCAGGCCCAGAAGGCCGACCTCCTTGCAGGCGAGAAGCCGGAAAAGCCAAAGGCCCTTGCTAAATGGGAGAAGACCATCGCGAATCTCACCAAGCAGATCCTCGAAGCCGAGGAGAAGCTGGAGGACACGGTGGATCAGATCAACAGTGCGAAGAGGGCACTGGAGGCGAGCTACCGGACTTCGACGGACCCAAAGATGCTGGGCATTGCCTTCCTGCTGGAGATGCTGGACCAGATCGGCAGCAAGTTCCGAGCGTCCGCCGATTTCCAAGGGCGGGAGGATTTGTCGAGCACGGTCAACTTGCTCGACATGCTGTCGGACAAGAAGGCGATCTTCTCCAACGGGACCCAACCGGGCAGCTATCGCTACTACTCGGCTTCGCACCCGGACAAGGAACACCAAGCTCCCGCGAGGGTGGAGTATGCAACGGAGGCCAAGAAGCGGGTAGTCACCCTGCCACCGGCCCCTCTGGAAGACCCGGTGGCCGAGATCTCGATGTACACCAAGTCGCCAAGGTCCAAGTTCCCCGGAGCGACCGAGCCCGAGGCGGAGTTGGTCAAAGGCAAGCCCGAGGTGGGCATCAAGGTGCTGAACAGCAACAAGAACAAGCCGGGCGGGGAGGCACTCCCTACGAGCGAGATCTTGGAGCTGATGTTCTCGGTGCAGCCGGTCACCATCGTCAAGAGCGTGACGAGGGTGGTGCGCACCACCAACATCGGTACGCTCGGGGCTGCCGCGGGTGGGAAAATCGAGGGACAGTTCACGACCTCGGCAGTGGGCCGGTCGCCTGCCCTGAATGAATCTGTAGAGGACTTCTTCGGGGAGCAGTGGGCGTCCCTTCAAACGTCCGTCAAACAGGGCATCGAGGCGATGAAGTCCAAGGCTGATGAGACCTATGGGGTGCCCCTTTCGGTCGAGTCGCCGAGCTTCCCTGCGACGGTGCAGGTGTACAAGCTAAAGCTGGCCACCACCACGCCCGTGGGGACCGTCAAGGGCGAGGCTTCCTTGGGGGCGGAAGGTAGCAAGGCGGATGTTCCCACAATTCTGAACCGTGCGGGGCAGGGGTTGGGGTCCATCTTCAACAAGGGGGTGGTGGGCATTCGCCGGAAAGTCGCCAAGGCGATGGCCGCAGCGGGTAAGTCGGAGGGGTATGACGATGTGATCGGGGTGTTCAACGACCACTTCGGGAGCACCCTCGGGGTTGCAATCGCTGCGAGCAACACCCGCAAGAGCAGCGGCACTCAGAAGCGGACCACGACGACCTTCAGCCCGGTGTTTCCGGTGTCGGACGCCCTCGGGTACGAGGTGGTCGGGACGAATCGCTATGGCCGAGGGGTGGACATCGAGCCCAAGGGCGTGTTCGACCAGATGCACAAGAAGGACGTGTTCAGCTTGCTGGACAAGCACTTGGTTGAACAGATCCTCCGGTTCTTCATCCAGAACAAGGGCTCCGTGGTGGTGCCTGAAATGGCGACTACTGAGGTCAACGGGGTCAAGAAGACGGGACCCCTTGTAGACACCCAGACGCTCAAGGGTGGGGCCGCAGCGAAGTACATCAACGACGAGGTGGTGCGGCAGCTCCGAGCACGAAATCTGACCGACAAGCAGATCCTCGACTACGGGTTCCTGCTCAACAGCGACGGGGACAAGGGCCTGCTTCAATTCTCGTTGGCCAACATCTTCGCTGACCAGAACCTCGATGGTGTGGTGAAGGTGCCGGTCATCAACGCGGCCTATTCCCTTGCAGACATGAACGTGCAGCAGAGCGGCCATATCTGCGACTGCAAGGCCGCCGAGGCTGACGTGGAGATCCTCGCCTTCGGGCAGAAGCAGTTCTTGTCGTTCACCCAATCGGGCACTCCGCACCACGAAGGGCTTGGCGGTGACCCAGCAGACGCGGGGACACGGTGGGTCGCCATGCAGGCGGCTCAAGCCGCCGACCTGTGGAGGCAACAGCAACAGGCCTTGCGGGGGCAGGTGCTGGACCGCGGGGGTAGCCCCATCGTGCAGGCCTTCAAGGACTTCGGGGCGGCGGTTACGACGGGTGTGGAGGAGTCCTACGAGCAGATTCAGGCTCGGCTCGACGCAGCGGCAAAGAAGGCGTCTGTGGACTGGCAGAATGTGAAGACCGCACCGGAGGATGACCAGTAATGGCTGACGCATTCGGACGAGCTTGGAACACGTTGAGCCGGGTCCATCGCGGGGATCTCGTCAACCAGCCCTTCGCCAAGAAGAAGAAGCTGGATGACATGAACCCCGACAAGGGGGGCAACCACGGCCTTGGGGTCGCCCGAGTCATCGCCATCGACTACGAGGAGCACTATGTCTCCTTGCGCACGGTCATCGGCACCGAGCAGGACTTCAACAAGGTCCCCGTCCCGCTGACCTACCCCGGTGCGGGCTGTCGGCACTTCCTCGGTGCGATGCCCGAGGTAGGGGACTACTGCGTCATTGGGTGGTTGCCGCAGGAGTCCTCCGAGAAGTTCGGCGGCAGCATGACGCCCGTGATCCTGACGTGGATCGTGCCCGGCGTCTGGCCCGGTCGCGATTGGGTCACGATGTCGAACTTCTCGGAGGACGAGCACGACGCAGGGACCAGCCGCAACAAGGAGGAGCTGCGCGGCATCTTCGACCAGATCCGTCACAAGCTCCGCCACATCCAGCCCGGCAACATCGTGGCCTCCTCCTCGCAGGGCGCTGATCTGGTGCTCGATGAGGACGTGCTCTTGTCGAACCGCCGCGGCAACGAGTTCATGCTCCGTGACGCAGACCAAGCGGTGGTCACGCGGGCGCTCCAGCAGTTCACCGCGCTGGCGGGCAGTCGCACCTATGCGGGCATGGTTCAGCGTGATGCCCTTCGGCTGCCCTCGACCATGTTCAGTGATGGGTATGTCTGGGACGGGCCAGTGCAGGGTCACGGTGGGCAGGCCGTACATGAGGACGATCTGCGTGAAGATGCCACGCTCCCCAAGGGGTTCCTCACGCCAGACCCGATGCTCTCCCGGTTCATGCTGGGCCAAGAGGGGTTGGAAGGGTGCATCTACAAGTACCCCACGAACCTCGACCCCTACGTCTTTCTTCGCTGCGGCGGCTACATCGACGAGGACGGTGTGGCGGTGGACCTTGGGCACAAGAACGATGCCGTGTACGGCGGCAAGAACATCTACCGAATCGGGGTGGGCACCCGCGACAACCTTGCACTCCTTTCTGGTGCCTCCAGTCTGACCGAACACCGTATTGAGGTGGCTCACACCTCGGACGGGCGGCTCCCGGTCACCGAGCAGACGGACGGATTCGATGCCGAACGGCTGCCGCCCACGGACCCCGACTCTCCTGGCGTGTCTGAGAACGCCCCGTACATCGAGTGGGTTCTAGGGTCCGTCATTGGCAACGATCCCTATACGGGACCGGGCCGGAAAGAGTACGGCCTCCCCCTCGTCGCCAAGGTGTTCGACGACTTGGGTGGCGTGAGCCCGCGCATCGAGGCGGCCAACATCGCCCATCCGGGGCGCAGTGGGGGCACTCCTCTTGGGGAGCACGCGGCCACCTTGTTCAAGCTGACACCGCCGGGCGGGCGTCTGGCCGCGACGTGGTGGTCGGTCAACAAGAAGGGGCAGGTCCGCATCAACATCTCCGGCCCGGCCACGGGCAACGGGGTGGATGCCGCGATTGCCGGGGGCCTGCGGCTGGCTGTTGGTGGGGGGTTGAACCTCCAGCTCAAGGGGGGCATTCACCTCGGCACGCTGAGCAAGAACAGCTTGCGGCTCCAGAGTGAGCAGGGGCCGGTCTACATCTACGGAGGTGGTGCCGGGGCCGGGGCGGAGGCCACACAGGAGCGAGCGGCCAGCACTGGTGGCAGTGGTCCTCCGAGCGTGGACATCCATGCACGGACGAATGCCCGGTTCAGGGCTGAGAAGAAGCTGCTGCTCAAGGCGCAGGAGATCGAGACCAACGCCAAGAACGTCAAGGTCATCGGGCAGGACAATCTGGAGGTGACCTCCGCCAAGCAGCTCACGGTGTCCGCGGAGGACATGAAGTTCGCGGTGAGCGGCAAGCGGACGGACACCTTCACAGGCCCCAAGGGCCTGCTGCCAACCAACGGAGCCCTGCATGAGCGGAGCTACACGGCGTTCACCGCAGGGGTGTGTGAGGAGGTCACGTACAACCTCGGGGACCGAGAGGAGACGTTCTACCTCGGCAGCCACTCCACCCACATCATCGTCGGCAACATGAGCTACGAGACGGAGCTGGGCACTTGGAAGGCCCGTGCTCTCGGCAACTCGGTGGAGGTCAGCCCGACCGGAATCGTCGCGGATGCTCTTGTGGGCAACGTCCGGCTCAATGCCACGGCGGGGGCCGCCATCATGAAGGGCACCGTAGCGGCCTTGGTCGAGTCTGTAGGTCCGGTCACCCTCAAGTCGTCCACGATGGTGGTGCTCTCTGCGCCTGCCAACGGCCCGGACATCGGCCCTGTTCTCTGTGCGGGTTCCCGTGAGCCCTTCACGAACCTGCCCTTTGCGACGTGGGGCATCGGGGCCAAAGGAACGGTGCTGAGCGTCTGATGGCTTTGAACCCTCAGCTCTACTACGCCGATCTGGCCGCCATGCGGTCCGCCGCCCCGTTCCCGTTCCTCGGGTTCTCGTTCGACCAGATGGCGTGGGCAATCGCGACCGCCATGGCCGCATGGGGTCCGACTGTGGTGCTGCGGGGGGTGTGCGCCGGGACCGCTGGGGCCGGGGCTATCAGTCCTCCGACGACCAAGATGTTCTTGCCGCCCAACCCGCCGTTGGTTATCGCGGGTCTTGCCGAAGCTGGGATGGTGGGTCCGCTCGGCGTCTCCATCGGCACGGTGGTGGGTCTGGCCTTGCCCAAGACCATCTCGGTGGCCGGGAACTACGCGGGTGGGGTGGTCGGCGTAGGGTCGGGTGGGGATCTGTCGAAAGTCACGCAGGCGGACGCGGCCATGCTTGCCAGCATCTTGCTCCCCTTGTGCATGGCCTTCTTGGGGCCGGGCTCCGGTGCGCCTCAACTGTCGCAGGGGCTGTCCTTGGGCATCTCGAAACTGGTCCTGACCGCCACGGGGGCGGGTACTGTGGTTGGCCCTCCGAGCATCGTTCCCAGTGCAGGGTCCTCTACGTCGGTGATGGTCTAACGCATGAGTATCGAGTTCACAGGCCACGTTCTTCGTGCTCCCCGAGTCGCTCCGGGGAACTCGGCTGCGTCCAGTCCGCCGGAGAATGGTGTGGTCCGTGATGTGCGGGTGCCTCCGGGCACCCGCGTCGCCGCTGACCCGCTCATCGTGGACTTCGCGGCGGACCAGTACCGCTCGGCGGTACTGGAAGCCCCCGGCACCTCGCCACACGAGTACCTCGTGTGGACGGCCTTCTCGTCGCAGCTCGCCATGATCGAAGACCCGGACTGGTGGACCGGCGATGGGTCCGGTCGCATCCCGGTCGGCACCCGCGTCGTCCCGGCGGTGCCCGTTGCGGTGAACGACGGCACGCTCAAGGTCATCGTCACCGACGATGGCGGCAGACAGATTGGGCTGGTCACCCACTTGGTCATCGCCCGTGGCGGTGTGGAGCACAAAGACACCGGCTGGGTGGACACGGCGGACCCGTCGAAAGGACGCACAGGCTCGCTGCCGTACTACGTCGTGGTGCCTGCGGCAGGGGACCAAGTTGGCGGCGTGGTCACGTTGAAGGACTCCAACGTGTTCACGGCCACTGGGGCAGCCTTGGTGCCCAGCACCGTGACGGCGTTGTTCGGCGGGGGCCTTTCACTGAACCGGGGCGATGTGGTGGTCAGCGTCCGCTACACCCTCGCCGCGGTGAAGTTCTGGTGGACCCGCAACGACCGCTACGAGACGCGCTTCGGCTGGAACGGCAAGCTCCAGCGGTGGATGCCCTACAAGGGCTCTGGCCCAGTCAACCTCGGCACTCTGCTGTTCGACGAGCAGTACAAGCTGTCTCCGCCCCTCAGCAACCTCCCTGTGGGCGCTGTGCTGCCCGGCAACGCTCTGGTGGGGGACGAGTACGCCATGCTGCGGCTGGGGACCACAGCGGGCCGTTTCAGCACGCCTGTGGGCATCAATGACGGCAGCTTCACTGGGGTCGTCGTCGTGACCGACAGCGACGTGGAGGGGCAGTACGACTTCTCGGGGCAGACCCACTCCGCCGTGGTGGGGCAGACCTCGGGCACCCTCCAGTTCAACCCGCTGTTCATCGAGGCGAATGCGGGCAAGACCATCTGGTACGTCTACCGAGGCTTCAACGCGGACTCGGATGGCTACGTCGGCAACATCGACGATGACGAGCTGTTCATCGCCCCACTGCCCTCGGCCACGGATCGTCCGTTCATCCGCATCAACAACCGGACGCCACTGGCTGTCGAGCTGGTGCCCACCGAGCTGGACCTCGACACCACTTTCCCGACCGAGGGCTCCTGCGCGGTGGCCCTGACGACGGGCAAGTTGAAGCTGGCCCAAGCGGACCTTGACAAGGCTGAGCCGACGAATCTGGCAGCCTTCAACAAGCACTACCTCGGGGCACGGATCATCTACGACGGGGTGGCTCTCAACGCTATCCCGCAGCCAACCAAGGGACCGCGACCGTTGGTGCAGGTGGATGGGGTGACCGAAACACTGCATCCCCACGAGCTGATGTACCTCCCCCCGGCCATTGTGTGGCCGGAGGACCATGCCGCGGGCGACGAGGCCTACCGTGGCCTCGGGATGTCCGGGGTGCTTTACATGCCGGACGGCACTGGGGCCATTCCTGACCCCGAGGGTGTGATTCCTGCGGCGGTGCCCGTGCCGGTTCGTCCGGGCGGGGACACGCTGGCAGGGCCGCCGCAGACGTTGGGGCTCATCCGGCAGATTCACGATGGGGTGGGCGATACGATCCTGTTCTCCAAGAATGGGGCCATCACCGATGTCGTCGTCGTCCCTCGCAACAGCGACTTGCCGAGTCTCTGGGACATCGCGGGGCCGTTGGCCTACATCGCCCGCGAGTCTACGACGGTGGGTGGCGAGCCCATGTCGGCAGTGCAGATCAACCTCGGCTCGCGGGGGTTGTTCGGCGAGGAGAAGGTCTACTTCCTCCAAGCCTCGCTCAACCCGTCCGTCTACACGGAGCAGGCGTCCATCGCGTCCAAGAGCCGCATCGTCTTCCGGTTCGACGGCACCGAGAAGCTCTACTTCGCCATCGACGGCATGGACCACGAGTGGTCCAGCAGCACTCTGCTGGCCGCTCTGCCCGACAACGAGTTCTTCGATGCAGGTGAGGTGGCCGCTTCCATCCAAGCCCGGATCATCGCGGACGGCGGCACGGGCATCTGCCGGGCGGCGGGTGACCGAGTGGTGTTGGAAGAAGCTGACCCGGACTCTGGCTACGTCGAGATCGGTTGGGGCACACCGAAGGATCTTAGTGGGGCCGCAGCTCTCGGGTTCCTGCCCGGCTGGCGGGCGGAGGCGGGCAAGCCGAACTGGCTGACCGATTCGGGCATCTCCATGGGGCTGTCCCGCAGCCTATTGAACCTCGACCGGAGCCAGCCGACTGCGGACTACCTTGCGCAGTACCGGCTGGAAGATCAGGTGCTGGCGTCCTCCGTGCAGGCGTCGCCGTTCGTGTTCCTCGACCGACCGCCGGTCGAGGACATCGCCGGGTTCGACGAGGGGGTGTTCTTCAATCTCCAGTCGGTGGCTCTGCAAGGCGACGACCTGCGCATCATCGACAAGCGCCTCGGCCACTATGAGGAGATCGAGCACCGCTTCTCGGAGGGCAAGGTCGCGTGGCTCGACGAGTCCATCTCGTCCAACCCCGTGCTCCAGCGCACGGCGGTCATCAACCTCGGCAACCCCGCCGTCGTGCCGGAGACGTTGTTGGGGGCTCCGGGCATCGGTGGCGGGTTCATGGCAGCCGTTGGGGCTGGGCCATACGCCATACAAGAACAGGGGGTGGACTACCTGTTCACGGACGACGGGCAGTCGGGGGCGACTCAGCTCATCACGCGCTACGGGGCTCGGACGATCTTCGGCGGACAGGGCGGCTACGCACTGGGTGGTACGACGTTTGAGGACCCCAATGCGGACTTCCTCGCCGACTCCAACGACCCGGACAACGACCCGACGACTGGGCTCCAGAAGGTAGACCCGGAGACGGGCGACTTGCTCTGGCTGCCGGTGCTGCGTCCGGGTGTGAGGCTCAAGCTGGCCTCTGGACCTGCCGCAGGTTCATACATCGTGCAGTCGGTGACGGACGCCACCCACTGCGAGGTGCAGCCGCCGTTCATTGCCGACGCGGATCGGGCGACCCCGTGGGAGGCCTTCGCGGGCTACCCCGACAGCGTGTACGACCCCGCTATCGTCGCCGACCAGATCTACAAGCCGTTCACCCACTTGGCCGAGGAGCCCTTCCAGATCCGCGTGCTGACCCCGCTGGGGGTCCCTCTCGCGGCATCGGCGGACTTCTCCGCCTACGTCGAGGACGCCAACGCCAGCGGGAGGCCCATCAGCCTCCGGTTCGGCCCGGTCCACGCCGTGGCCGGGGAGGTAGCCTCTCTCACGCCCCTGACCCTCACGTCCATCGGGATCATCGCGAACAACCAGCTCGTGCTGCCCTCGACGACGCATGTGGATGAGGGGGCGTTTCTTGTCCGCGTGGGCACAGAGGATCTGACCCCGACCGCCGTGGCGTCTTTCTCGGCGGACCCTGCGGAGGTCGAGTACCTGACGGCAGCGTGGGACGACGGGACGACGGTGCATCCAGCAGGCGAGCTGAAGTTCAACTCGACGTTGTTGGTGCAACTGGAGTCGAGCGGGGTCTACCTCGTCGAGTTGCTGCGAGCTGCGGGGGCCTTGCCCGCAGGCGAGGCTGAGTACGACCCCAAGACAGGACAGATCCGCATCTCGGCAGCGGACTTGGCGACCCACACGGAGAAGCAGCTCTACTTCACCGAGCAGATGATCACGGGTCAGGCGGATGCCGATGTGGTGGTGTCCCCGCTGGTGGGGGCTGTGAGCTTCCTCAAGCCGGTCGCTACGGGCTGCCTCGTCGAGATGGAATACTGGCAAGCCGATGTCGAGGGCCGTCGTGTGGGCGACCCCATCGTCGAGTTCCTGCCGGTGTTCGTCCGCCGAGAGCTGCCGACCCGGATCACGGACCACGAGTTCAACCTCGATGCGCTGGGCGAGCACGTCATCGACACCCGCATCGCCCCGCTGGTGTACGTCGGCCCGAAGCAGCAGAACTTCGGCGAGACGGACTTCACGGTGGACACGCCCGACCACTTGGACGGGATGCGGCTGACGTTCAACCGGGACTTGCCTGCATGGGCAGAACCCGTGGTGTCCTACGCTGTGTTCGACGCGCTGGGGGGCGAGCGGGCTTACGAGACTTCGACGAAGCCGGTCTACCGGCCTCCGTTCTTCATCAAGGCGGGCAAGGACAACTTCGGCTTGCGGGGCAACCGCGTCGCCGACTTCGAGGTCGGCCAGATGCTTCGCATCGGGGCGGAGTGCTTCTACATCACCAAGCTCAAGCACTTCCCTGGCCCGGACACCACGCGGGTGGACATCTTCCCGAGCACGGCGGTCGAGGTGGGTTCCCGCTCGCCGGGCAACGATGTGCTGACTCTCGTGACAGCGGGGCCAATCACGCCGGTTATCAACCCGGACGGGGCAGTCCCCATCGCGACGACGGCCCCAACCGGGTTCATGCAGCAGGTGGACCTCACCGACTTCCCCTTCGAGCCTGTCAACGCCAAGCAGACCACGATGACGTTCCGCGGGGACCTCTCGGCCTTCGCGGTGCCCGGCCACATCATGGAAGTCGCCGGGATGCCCTTCACCATCGCTCAGGTGGCCCTGAGCGAGGATGGCACCCGGACCAAGCTCACGTTCACCTCCCCCTTCCGCCGGGCGGTGACCCCGGCGGCCAGCCCCACGGTGCGGCTCTCCTACCGTCCCATCTATCCACCGGGAACTCGGCAGTACATGGGCGTTGGCCCCTACGTCGCTTCCGAGGGCATCGAGCTGACCTTGTTCGGCGAGGTGGTTGCAGGGGTGGAGCAGCCCGGTCGTCGTCTGGCCTCCGGCACCGAGTACAGCATCGACCCGGAGACAGGTGCTCTTGCGTTGCTGAGCCCCCTGCAAGAACCTCTCGGTCCGAAGCAGAAGCTGGTGCTCTCGTTCACGCGCATTCGGGTCATGGAGCCGTTCCTCGCGGGGGGCACCGTGCAGTTCCCGCGGTGGTATGCCAAGTACAGGCACAACGTCCTGCCCAGTGACGACAACGGCTACCTCGGCGGCACGCTGACGGCGACGTACACCTTCGACAACCCCGACTCGTTCTACTTCCGGGTGCTGCCCTTGCGCAGCTACTTGGCCGAGGCGGTCACGCAGGCCGTAGCCGAGATGAAGCAAGGGCAGTCCACAGGCGGCCCGATGTTGTCGGTGGCCGCGGGGGACAACAACTGGGAGCAGGGCAATCAGGGCCTCATCGCGCAGCGGCGGGACTTGTCCGACAAGGATCGAGCGGCCCGCAGCCTGCTCACCTTCTACAACAACACCGTCGTGGCCTTTGAGCAGGTAGACGAGACGATCACGGGCAAGTTCGTTGGCGACCGGGACGGCAAGTTCCGCTTCTGGATTGGCCGCGGTGCCGAGTTTGCTCCTCCGGGTTTTGAGGACCAGATCACAGGCGAGTTGAACGCCAGCAACGTCTGGGCGACCGTGTTCAACGAGGCAGACCCTTCTCGGGATTTGACGTTCCTCGTGGACGGCGACCCGCTCGTGCGACCGACCCTCTGCAACCTCGTGAACCTCCAGTTGGCTGGGCAGCCTCTTGGGGCATCCGAGCTGGGCAAGCTGATGGGCCGTCAGCGGGCACTCGTCCGCAACGACGTGGACGACATCCTGCTGCTGGCTGCCTCGACGCCCAAGACCATCAAGACGAGTGCGCCCCCCTACTTCACCATCGAGTCGGGTGGTGTCTTCGCCCGCATGGGCTCCGCTCACAGGTTCTCGCGGTTGTACCCAACCAAGGCTCGGGTGCTGTTCACCCTCCAGCCCGGCATCGGGGCGGACCTCGCGTCTGGTGACGTGGGCACCTACTCGTGGCGCAAGTTCAACCCGGAAACAGGCGAGATTGAGACGACCCACGGTGAGCAGATCGGGCAGGTGGCCAACCCGGTGCTCGGCGACATCACCGATGTTTCGTCGAGCGTCATCAGGATGCGGCTGCCACGCACGCGCATCGTGAGCTACCACCCCAACGGCTTGCCCGCCTCTGCCTTCGGGATCGACATTCCTCAGCCCTGTTGCGTCGTCTCTGCGGTTCCTCTGGCTGACCTGCCCATCGACCCCGCAACGGGGTTCCCCGACACGGCGCAGCTCCTCTCCATCGGCCCCGGTGAGGTGTCGGACGCCGCCGCGGGCGACCCCGACTACGCACTTCCCGGCTTCACGAGCGGTCAGAAGATCGGCTGGGGCAAGCCGGACGGCAGGTTCTTGGCGGCGAAGTTCCTTGAGGACTACGACCTGTTCGGGACCAAGATCCTCACCAGCGTCTTCATCGACAACGTGGACTTCGGCTGTGTCCTGACTTTCGCAGACCGGCAGGGCAACCCCATCCTCGACCCCAACAAGCTGCTGGTGGGTTCGAGCGATGACACGGGGGTTCCGGCACACCAGTTCGGCATTGAGCGGGCGGATACCATCTACGTCCTGCCGCCGGACGCTGGGAACCCGATCAGCGACCCCGCGGTGGACTCGCCGACGATGGAGGCCATCCAGCAGATGGCTCTGCTGTCCCCCGCGTTCGTGCAGGGCAAGGACATCAACGTCGGGACGGACGGTCGGATCATCGACCTGTCGCTGCCGTCGTGGGCGGACCCGTTCATCTTCCCGATCAAGGAGATGTCCGGGCAGAAGACCCCGTTGCCGATGAGCCACCTTGAAGGCTCGGTGGACTTCTTGAACACCCGCCAGCTCCCCTTGCAGGTGCCTGCGCTGCTCGGCAAGCCCGAGGACGACTCCGGGGACTTCCAGATCCCCTACATGAAGGGCACCAACACCGAGCTGGACCGCTTCGACGAGATCACCAACGTCATCGGCCCGCTGATGGCCGAGGTGCCCGGTGGACCCGGCTCCGGCGGCGTGTACCCCGACGAGATCGTGTCGGCGAGCTGCGAGGTGCTGGGGGCTCCGGCGGTGAGCCTCGGGGGTGGGTTCTTCAAGGAGCCCGCCACCCTGATGATGCCCGTCAAGACAGACCCGGCCCCCGCGTTTGGTGTGGCCCCCGCTCGTGAGGGCGACTTCGTATTGGTCGAAGCGGTCCCCGGCAGTCCCGAGGGCTGGCAGGGGTTCTTGTCGGTGGGGCGGCTGCGCAACGACGTGGCTGGGGTCCCGGCGGTCAACTGGTCGTGGATAGAGCCCCCGCGGTTCGTCACGCAGGTGAGTCAAGGCTCGGACATCCGCTACGATCTGGACAACTACGCGGTGTGGCTCACAGGTGGTCCGTACCTGCCTGACCCGCAGGTGGGGAACCCGGCTGGCGTCCGGTTGTTTGACGACATCGCCAACGGCAACACCATCATCTCGTTCAACGATGTGGCGTTGTTCCTGAACGATGGGACCGCAGGCGGTGCTGGGGTGGGTAACCTCAACACCATCCTCGCGGCGGACCCTGGCAACATCGTGCGGATCGACCTCATCTCGCGAACGGACGACACCGCGGTCAACGCCCCAGCTCCGGCGGGGGCAGGTGGGTTCACTCCGGCGGAGAAGGACGGCATGGTCTTCTTCTCCATCGAGATCCGGCAGGCTTTTGCACGGGTCCGCGACTGGCAGGGCAACGTGAGCGCATGGGTGCCCCACGTCGGAGTGCAGTTCGGCGTGACCGACGTGCTGAACCCCGGCGGTGAGATCCTGCCCGCAGTAGGGGCCGCATTCGACCCGGACAGGCGGCACGTCATCATCACGGGCTGGTCGGGTGTCATCCCGTTCACCCCGGCAGGCGGCACGGAGCTGGAGTGGTTCTTGCCGCACCAGCACCTCGACCCCGCAGGCCCCACCGACCGCAAGATCAGCATGTACGGCTGGGAGTTTGCCCTCAGCATCGACACGAGCGATGCGGTGTATCCCGCGGCCAAGAGCACCTCGGCGTACATCGACTCCGACCGGCTGACCTTCCACGAGGTGGTGGACTTCACCATGTCCCGACCGAGGGGGTACGCCCATGAGCTGAACCCGGCGAACACCTACGAGACTTCCCTGTGGGTCAAGGAGGTGTTGCTCGGCTCTCTGGCCATGTCGAACTGCAACGACGTGATCGGTGCCCCACTGACCTTTGACAGCCGATTGGGCTCCACGACGGGCATCGAGGGGACGTGGAACGCGGCCCCCACCCCGGCGGAGGAGGGCTCTATCCGGGTCATGGCCTTTGAGTTCGCCAACACGGCCATCGCAGCTTCGGGGTTCACAGCCTCAGTGGTGGCCTCCCAGACGACGGACCCGAGCGGCACGGACATCCTGACGGGCGATGGGTTCGCAAGAAACAACCACATCTCGCTGATCACCGTGGCAACGGGGGACATCGAGAAGGTGCAGAAGGGCGATGTGGTCTACGTGGACCGCTCGGCTGTTGGTCTACCCGACTCCGCGACGGAGAAGGCTGGGACGTACCTCGTGCGGTACGCGGTCAAGCCCGAGGTGGGCAAGGCCTACAAGAAGGTGACCAAGACCGCGGTGCTGGGCACCGGCCTCGGGTTCATCACAACACCCTTCCCCCGCGTCACCCTCCTCGATGTGCTGGGGCAGCAGATCACGGTGGACGACGCCTCCATGCTCCCGGCCACCGGAAGGTTGTTCATCGCCATCAGGCCGACCGACTTGGCGGACGCCAACCCTGCTGTCTTTCAGAAGGCGTTGTTCAGCGTCGAGTACACGGGGGTCGCGGGCAACGTCATCACGCTCGGTCCCTTTGGGGTCTGGCGATGGGCGGACGACACAGCCATCGGGGCGAGCTTGGCGGCCATCGCGGTGGAGATCACCCCCGCTTTGGTGGTCGGCAAGCAGATGGGCTGGCACGACAACACCTTGGCGAACAAGGGCGTCACGACCCTGACCGTAGCTGTCCGTGACGGCGACCTGCCCGACGATTCTTCTGTAGTGGGCTACCACCTCAACCCCGGCGTCGTAGGGGCGGACAACGCGACCTACGGGTTCCACGGGTTGACGTACACCAGCCCGCACGGGGCCGTGGTGGTGCCCATCGCCAACATTGACACCGTGGTGCCCCCCGTGGCTGGGGAGGTGGGGGTAGTCCCGGCCACCCCACACTTGAACCACACGTTCGACCCGACCAACTCGGTGCCGGTCTACAGCAACGTCCCCGAGGTCATCCACCTGCATCTGACTGTGGGTCAGGGCGACACTCTCAACAACCCCAATGGCCACCCGGCGGGCAACGGTGTCGCCTGTCTTCTCCCCTCGACCGAGGTGAGCACCGAGGACGGTGGGGACGCCTTCTACGCGGCGGGCGGGCTGTACGTGGAGCCCTCCCTGCCGTGGTTCCCGGTGCAGTTCAACGGCACCCCCAAGGTGGTGGACCGCACGCGCTCGCTCGGCCCCGGCACGGTCGGGATGCGCAACGTGGGCGTGGAGGAGAACGTCCACTTTGAGGTCCGCCGAGTCCGGCGGTGGCACGGGGCGCAGAGCACCATCAACGACGCCTTCCAGCCGTTGCGTTACGCCTACGAGATCCGGCGTGGGCGCATCACCGAGTACACCCGCAATCCGCAGCAGGTCGGGACGGTGACAGCTCTCGACTTCCAGATGAACTGGAACGTCGGCACCCCGTTCCCCCGCGTTCCCGAGGTGTGGAGCGACAACGACGGCAAGCTGCACACGGGCACGAACCTCGGCCCGTTCGACTCGGAGGACGTGAACATCAACCCCGGCGACTTCCTCCGGCTGCTCGACGATGACGGGGTGGTGTTGGAGGAGGCCGTAATCGCCGAGGTGGTGTCGGCCTCGCAGTTGAAGCTCAAGGCCCCCGGCTTCGCCACGCTGACCGAAGCGGAGGTGAAGGCCGGTCAGCGGCGGTTTGAGATTTGGCTCCGGCAGGCTCCGGTCCCGCACGAGCAGAGCAACGAGCAGCTCCTCGACCTCATCACCGACCGGGTGGTTCACGAGACGGTCGCCGACCAGAGCGATGCCGACCCACAGAACTGGGTCGGCGGCTACGTGCCCGAGGTGGTGGCCGCAGGGGCGTGGTCGGACATCTCCAACAAGCTCTACGACGACTCGGCCACCCCGCCGAACTTCGTGGAGCTTGGCGTGCGCAAGGGCGACATCGTGGTCATTGACCCGATGGGCATGTTGCCCGTGGTGGACGAGCGTGGGTTCCGGCCACTGGGCGACCGCAGCGTCCCGACTCGGACCTCTGCGGGTGTTGGGCCGCCCCCGAGCCCCTACGTGGCGGGTGCTGTGAGCAGCCTTGACGACAACCGGGGCTTCTACCGGGTGGAGTCCGTGGAGGCGACGAACCTCACGTTGAACCCGGCCCACCTGTTCGCTGGCTCACATGGCAGCGACGTGGTGATGGGTGGTGCTCGGACGACCATCCAGTACGCCATCTACCCGACCGTGGGCGTCTCCCCGCTCAACGTGGATGCCATCGTGCCTCCGGCCACGGCGGAGGGGCAGAACGACCTGCGCCCGACGCGGAGGGCTGTGGGCGGCACGTTCAAGGACCCCAACGACGCAGTGGCGGACAAGCACTCGCTGCGGCCATTCAGCTACCGGATCATCCGGCCCAGTGGGATGTTCAGCGCGGAGATCGTGGACACGGTGCTGACCATCCGTGAGCGGATGCTCTCGCTCATCGAGATGTTCCGAGGGGCCATCAAGGGCGAGAAGGGCGGGTTCTACTGGGACTGGCAGGACTTGGAGCATGTCGAAGACCTTGGTGACCCACTCGACCCGGACTCCGGGCTTGGGTTGTTCCCGAACCGGCTGGTGACGACGCTGGTGGGCGAGGTGAGCCATTCGCCCTTCATCAACACGAGCGACTGCTTGTCGCTGCTTGACCGGCGGTTCTGGGTGCTCGACCGCAAGCTCGACTCCTTGGAGCCCGACCCGGCCAACAACTTCGCCATGCGGGTCTTGGCGGGGGCGGAGGTGTACCCCGAGGTGAACGGTCCCTACACGGCCTACACCAGCACGGCGACGGGCGGGTCGGAAGTACGTCCGGTGCTGCCGGACCACTTGGGGCTGATTCTTGACTCCCGCGACCGGCTGCGGGCCATCCGGTACACATGGTTGGCCTATCGAACGCACCGCTACATCGGGACACTGGCCCGGATGGCTGCGTTCGATGCAGAGCTGCCGTTGAAGCTGGAGCAGCGCAAGCGGACGTTATTGCTGGAGCAGACGGTGGAAGGGGTTGAGACGTGAGCGACGAGCGGAAGACTGAGCCAATGACCGAGGAGCAGGTGACGGCACGTCTCAAGGCGGCAGGCATCGACCCGAAGGTCTGGGGGGACATGGGCGGCGGTGGCCCGCGGACCCCGCAGTTTGCCCTGCGCATGGCGGCCAACCTGACCAAGGTGTCCCAGTTGCTGGAGGGGGTGGTGGGGCAGAAGCAGGCCGAGACGCGGCTGCTGGAGGAGAAGCTCATTCGCCTCAAGTACGGGGGAGGTAGCTGATGGCTGACGACGTTACAGGCCAGTGGGGCACAGTCAGCTTCGCGATTCCTGACTACCTCGAAGACGTGCGCGATGCCGTCAACGACTTCGCGGAGTTCCTGATCACCATCTTGGAGATCGTGAACATCGCCTTGGAGTTCGTGAAGGCGTTCGTCAAGGGTTACCTCGACCCGCTGTCGGCACTCCTCAAGGCCATCCTCGACGAGATCACCGCAATCCTGAAGGATCTCGCGCAGATCGGCATCCACATCACTGGAGACTTGGCTCTCCTTGGGTGGCCACCCGAAGATCTGCGGGGCGGGTTCAGCGAGTACGAGCGACGGATGATCGCTCGACTGACGGACCGGACAGACCCGACTCGGCCTGATGTGTCGAGCAAGTCGAAGGTGCTCGGATTCTTCGGCTACCTGTCGGTTGACCCGACCGACCTTGAACGCCTCATCAACTTCATCATCACCATCATCAAGATGTTCGGCTTGTCCTACTGGCCGGACACCTCGCGGATGCCTGTGCCGATCATCCGCGACACTCTGTACGGCCCCGACACTGTGGGGATAGGCACCGCCTTCCAGTTTGGTCCCCTCATCGACACGCTGGGGTCGTGGTCCTCCCCGCCGTCGCTGTGCCGGGTCACTTGGATCACCAAGCCTGCGTCGCAGAAGCACCCCCTCAACCCGTTCCCGACCGTGGGGCCATCCGGCTACCTCGTGACCGTCTCGACGTTGGAGAAGGGGCTTCAACTCCAGTACAGCCGGGTCATCCAGAACACGGACAAGAAGGACGTGGATGGGGACAAGAGCAAGAAGGCCCAGCCTCGGGAGTATGGCCCGGTGCTGAGCACGGACAACCGGCCCATCGTCCTGCACGGTGGGGCGGAGATGCTCTCGTTCCAAGGCTCGAAGTTCCTGTTTAACGACCAGATCAACACCACCACCGGGGCTCCCAAGGACGGGGCATGTCAGGTGTTCGGGATGCTCGACCCGGCCTCCAACGAGGTGGTGCCGCTGGAGCTGCTCACCACGGAGAAGAATGACCCAAGTGCGCTGGGGGAGACTGGCGACGGCAAGGGCAGCAAGTTCCGGCTCCAGCGGACCTTCCTCATCACGTCCGGGGTGACGATGGCCCAGTGGTTTGCAGGTGAGTATAGCGCAGTGCTGCACTTGGACGACATGCCCATCGCCGCCCGCTTTGAGAGGGAGTCCACGGGGCAAATCGCTGCCAAAGACGACGGGCCTGCGACGCACTACTACGTGCGCGTCTGGTCAGCGGGCAAGGAGATCGCCACAGGCAAGCTGGTGCCTCAGTGGGACTTCAGGTCGAAAGCGGCCGAGCCCAATGCCAAGAAGTCGGGGCAGCCCTTCTTCATCGCGTCGAAGGCCGGTGAGGCGGGGCTTGGGATGCCCTCGGCTGCCCGGAAGATCACCTTCGTCAACGCCAACACCAAGGACTACCTGCACGCGCTGGAGACGGCCCTGCTCATCCTGATCTTGAGCCGGTCGGACATGCCCATGCTGGAGGAGATCACGGAGGGCAAGTCGGAGGCGGTCGCCAAGGGGTTCGGGGAGGGCAAGTGGGCCGGGCAGCAGTTCGCGCTCAAACCCACCGGATTGGAGGACTCCCGCCACATCCTGCGGATCATGTACCCCCGACTGGACAACTTGGAGCAGCCGGGCGTGGACCCAGTGAGTTGGAGGTCGGAGGTCTACAACAAGGTTCGTCAGATGGCACAGGACATCTACGAGCGTACCGGACCCATGCCTGAAGCGGAGGCCGCGATTGTTGATGCCACTGAGGCCTTGCGCACGGTGACGTGGGAGTTGTTGCTGGACAATCAGGAGGCGGGGGCGGGTGTAAGGCTCCAAGAAATGAACGATGCCGCGAAGATTACCGAGAACCCCACCCTCATGGCAGCTCTGGACCCCAAAGGTAAGGCCTCCAAGTTCAAGGAGTTCGGGGTGGCCCCGAACGTCTTTTCGATGGGCATGTCTGCGGATCACGCCGACGAGCTGTTCTACGGGGTGAAACTTGACACATCCACGGACCATACAGGCAACGAGGTTCCGGGGGATAAGGGCACACTCGTGGGCCGCGTCGGCGAGTACGCCATGTGGGATGGCGGCAAGGTGAACATCACCTATGAGGAGTCGGACAAAGAGAAGGTCCGGGCACTGCTGGAGAAGGCCCCCGAGAGCTTGAAGCGAATCTACCAGCAGTTCATCGACAAGGACGGCAAGCTGCTCATCCCCGAGGAGTGGCGAGTCTACCTCCAAGAAGTACAGAAGAAGAAGCGCCTGACGAGTTCAGGCGATATGACCCCGGTGTACGTCAGCGGTCTGAGCCGTCTGGTCAACTACACCAAGAGCAACGTTGTTGCTGAGACATGGACCAGTGCCTTTTACCTCCGCCACATGCTTCGGGATTGGAAAGAAGGGGCGTTGTACGCACAGGCCGCCATGGTGCTGCGGGTGGCCACCGCGGCGTTCACGCGGGCTCCACAGGACGGCGAGTGGATTGCGATGCGCCTGTTCGACGCCTTCCCCGAGCTGCAAGACTTCCTTGAGGCGCTGGAGAACTGGGTCAAGGCGCTGGCAGAGGCCATCAAGTCGATGGCGGACGTCATCGTGAAGTACATCGAGTTCCTGCAAGCGCAGATCGTGGAGTTGCAGCAGCTCATTCGCCGCATCAACGCGATGATCCAGTCGCTCCTGTCCTTCTCCTTCCTGCTGCCCGAGTTCAGCGGGCTGATGCTGTTCTCAGACGGTACAGACGGGCTGATGGCGGACATGGTGGCAGCGACGAACAAGCCCTCGGATGGGCCTCGTTCTTACGGGGGCGGGGTGGCCATCGTAGTCCCGGCAGGGCCGTCCTTCATCTACGACATCATCGCCCTTGCTGCTGGAGAGGACCCGGACCCGGACGCCATGACCACGCTGGCGGCGGCCCCGGACGCCATCGGCATCGAGCAGATTGAACCTTCGGCTGGAGTAGCTCCGACCGACGAACCGGACGTGCTCTAGGAGGTAGTCGATGCCCTCTTTCAGCAAGATGTCGGTGTTCCCCGCGGGGTACTTCCGGGCAACTTCTGCTTGGCTGCTGCGGGAGCGGCGAGATGTCGTAGCCCGTCTGGTGACCTTGGGCTCGGAGATGACTCGCATCGGGTTCGTCACGATGCACTACCGGAAGGTCAAGCAGGGTGAGAGTAGTCTGGCGACGGAGCAGCGCATCGGGTTCAGCGTGACGGCAGGGTCAAGTCTTGCTCGGTTGGTGCAGGCCTACATTGCGACCGGGGGCAACCCCTTCAACATCTCGGGGTTCTTGCACCCCGAATCCTCGGACATCAAGCCACAAGCAGATGGCAACGTCGCAGTCTTCCAAGACTATCCCGGCGGCGGGGTGTTTTCGGCGATGTCGGCGGAGTACAACGAGCCCTACGTTGAATCGCTCAATGCAAGTGAGAAGAAGGAGAAAAAGGCTTTGGAGCAACCGGAGCAACCCGTGCAGTCCGGTTACGAGGGGTTCCCCGGTGGCTACGTGGGTACGAGCTTGGGGGCGTCGCACCGCTACTTCCCCGCTCGGCAGGGTGGACGGCTGGATCGTGGGGCGTGGGACAACGCCACGGTCCACCGGATGATGGAGGACACCCGCAAGTGGGCGAACAAGGAGATCCGGGCTCGGTTGCAGGACAAGGAGTGGCGGATCATCAAGCTCTCCGACTGCTGGGAACAGCTTCGGATGGAGCGGGACTTCACGTTGATGGAGGCGTTCGCTGGCCAGTTGGCCGACATCCCCGGATTGGATGAGTTCATGGTCGATCCGCAACGCCTGTGCCAGAACGTCATCGCCGATATGTACGCCCTGATCTACGAGGTGGACGAGTCCGGGCTTCCGGTTGGGTTCAAGCCGAGCCCCTCCATCGGGCACTTGTTCTTCGCCATCCCCGATGTGCCCGAGGACATGGCGGGGCCAATGGGGTGACGGTTTCGGGCCTATACCTCGGAGAGGGTGAGAGGCGAGGAGCAGCATGTCCCTAGAGTTCCAGCTTGCATGGCCTTGCCCCCATCTGACGGTGGAGGAGGTGGTGCCCCTTGGCGACGACCGCAGGTCGCTCGACACGCGGCAACCTGTCGCTACGGCTGGGCTCGTCAACATCCTCGTCAACGACGACTTCTTCATCCCTCGTGGCGGCGTCCTCTCGGCAGCGGTGCTCTCCAGCTCGGTGTCCGGCCCCTACGACATCATCCAGAACGAGGACACCCTCACCGTGGAGTCCAGCGGCGGCACGGCCACGCTCTCCTTTGGGGCGGTGGGCACCATCCGCTTGACCACGGATCAGGTCGTGCGTCGGGTGACGCAGGCCCAGTGGCAGCACGTCAAGGTGCAGAACGACAACGGCTACTTGGTCTTTGTGGACACGGAAGCGGTCGGTCCTGCGGCCTATGTGAAGGTGCTCGGGACGGTCGCGGGGGCTCTGGGCTTCGGACAGCCGGGCTACTCGGCTGCTCAGCGGGTGGCCTACGGCAGGGAGGTCTACCCCGGCTGGGACCTCTACCTCCGCCCCGATACCATCACCAACCGCTTCCCGCGGTTCCGCAAGCCGCTGCGCAAGAACCCGGTGCTCAAGGTGACCTACGCCGTGCCGGTGCAGAGGTGCCTGCGGTGTCAGGCGGGCTACGTCGAGAACGACTTTCGATTCGACGCCAACGGCAACATGATCCTCATCCAGAACGAGGATCTCCTCTACCAAGCGGCCTTGAAAGTTCTGCTCACTGACAGGGGCTCCAACCTGTTCTTCCCGTGGTATGGCACGAGCATCCGCGAGCGCATCGGCAGCAAGGCCTTGGCGGGGGTGGCCTCGGTCCTCAGCGAGGACGTGCGCAAGGCCCTGAGCCGGATGCAGGCCCTCCAGACGGAGCAGGCGAAGTACCAGCAGGTGACGTTCAAGGAGCGGCTGTACGCCGTGCTGAGCGTCAACGTGAAGAAGCACTCGCAGGACCACAGCACCTACCTTATCGAGGTCACGGTGCAGAACGCTTCGGGGCAACCCATCGAGTTGAACATCGTCTACACGGTGCCGGAGGTGATCGCCTTGATGGGGAGCAACGGGCTGATGCTGGGGACCAAGGCGGCAGGGCTCGGCCACACTGAGGCCCGGCAAATCTTCAAGGGCGACCGGAACCTGCTCACGGGAGGCCAGTGATGGCAGAGTACCCCCAGTTCCTCGGCCCGGATGGGGTGTTGCGACAGAAGTTCATCCTGTCCACGACCATCCCGCAGCAGTTCTTCACCGGGGACATGCCCGCGGACACCGTGGACATGCAGGTGTCCCTCCGCGGCGGGGCCTTTTCCAGCAACCCCGACCTCATCACCTTTGAAGGCACCAGCTTCACCGTGCCGAACCCTTCGGCGTACCCGGACGGGCTCCAGCTCCTGCCGGGCGCGAACGAGATTCGGGTCAAGGCCATCTTGTCCACGGGCTCTGCGACGCAGGAGGGGGTCATCAGGGCCAACCTCTCGCTGGAATCCGACATTGGCGACTTGGCGGAGGCCCCGACTGGCATCTACTTGGAGCGGTTCAACGAGACGGTCAAGGTCACCGTCGAAGGCCTGACCGACAACGACAACGTGGTGGGCTACCACTTCTACGCCAGCCCACAGCCCGGCGGCGGCGATGTGGGCTACTTCCGCATCAACCCGGCCATCGTTCTGTCCGGTGAGGTGGTCGAGACGACCGAGGAACTCGCGACGCTCACCGTGGACGCCAACGTCGTAGTGGATGACCTTGGGTTCCACGCGGCAGACCCCATGTACTTCCGCATGAGAGGGGCACAGGAAGACGCGGCGGACGAGGAGCTGGCGGTCAACTTCGACGAGGTGCTGGAGGTCCCCGAGACGACCGACCGCCTGCGAGTCGAGACGACCATCAAGACCGTGCGGGAGACGCGGCGGTACAGCTTTGAGCACGACCGCCAAGGTTCGATGGAGAGCACGTACCCGGCGTTGCCTCATGCCGCGCTGTCCACCGTGCCCGAGACAGACCCGCTCTACTACGTCGCCACGGCGGTCCACATCATCGACGGCGAGGAGTACGAGAGCTTCTTCTCTCCCGAGGTGCTTGGTGCCCCCTTGCGCATCGTGCCCGCACTGGGGTCCTTCCCGCAGGTGACTCGGCAGGACATGGTTCGTCGGGCGGTGTTGTCCATCTACCGCAGCCAGCCGCAGGTCCGAGTGGACCCCGGCTCCGCCCTGCGGGACACCTTCATCGATCCGTTCACGACGGAGGCGGACCGCATCCGGTTCATCGTGGACTTCCTGCACAACGCCCAGAGCTTCGCGACTCTGCTGCTCATCGACGACCCCGCTCTGACAGGGGAGTCCACCCCCGTTGGGCAGTCCGGGTACAAGACGGCCCTTCGCGAGGCCTTCCACCTGACCTCGGACGCCCAAGTCCAGACGATCATCGACAACGCCTTCGACAAGCTGGCCAGCAACTACGGTGTGGTCCGAGATCAGGGCAAGCGGGCTCGTGGCGAGGTTCTCTTCTACGTCAACGACCGCCCTTCGACCTCCATCACCAAGAGCATCGGCACGCTCGCCAGCGGAGGCGGAGGTAACTTCCGCACGACCTCCACAGCGGTCATCTCGCCCACGGGAGCGGGGCGGGGGTTCAACCCGACCACAGGGCGGTACTTCAGCCGGGCCTACATCCAAGCCGAGTCTGCGGGCGAGTCCGGCAACGTGGCTGCGGGCCAGATCACCACCATCCTGAACAACACCCTGAACGTCCAAGTGACCAACGAGTCCGCGACGTTCGGCGGCACGGACAGGGAGAACAACCGGGACCTCGCGCTGCGGGCCATGCGGGTGCTCTCCTCGGTGGATTCGGGGACGCTCCAAGGCTACGTGAACAACGCCACGAACACGCCGGGCGTCGCACAGGTGAGCGTCATCGAGTCGGGCCATCCCCTGATGATGCGCGACCGGAACGAGGCTGGTCGGCACGTTGGCGGCAAGGTGGACATCTACCTGCGGGGCGAGAGCGAGGCCAAAGTCACCGACTCCTTCGCGTTCAGCTTCCAGACGAGGCGGGCTCAGCAGTTTGAGCCCGTGGGCGACCTCGCGACCTTGCGGTTCCGGGCCATCGACCCGGCGTTGTCCGAGGACAACCCGCTCATCGAGATGCTCGATCTGCCCGAGCTGGACCTGATCTTCGAGAACGCCAGCAAGAGCTATCAGTTCGACCTGACTGGCGTGCAGTACGTCGCCTACAACCAGATTCAGCTCGACACGAGCGTCAACGACCCCACCTTGCACGACCTCGACGACGAGTACCGGGGCAGCTACCGCTACCGCACGTCCAACAAGTTCGTGCTCACCCGTCAGCCGGTCATCGAGGTCACCCGCTTTGAGGGGACCGTGACCGGCCAGCTCGTTGAGGGCATCTACGACCTGTTCCGGGCATCGGACCCCTTGGAGCTGGGCCGCTCGACGAACGCGGGGGACTTCGTGCAGGTCACAGAGCCCCTCGACGACGTGGGCTCTACGATCCCCTCGTCCACACCGCTGACGGTGACGGACGAGCTGCACACGATGCTCGATGGCATCGAGTACCTCGACAACC